TGAGGAAGATTGCTCGTAGTCAATTGCGTGCATGGACAATGGGCCACCTTAAAACTAAGCAAGGTGGTTGCTGTGCTCTGTGTCACAAGGTAATTGATGTTCGTGTTATGGGTGCCAAGTCTGACTATGTAGCGGATCACGATCACATTACCGGAGAGATTCGCGGTGTGTTGTGTCGTGGTTGTAACGGTGCAGAAGGTAAGGTATTTACTGCTGCTGCTACATGGGGTAAGCAAGGGTTTAACACAGAAGCTGTAGCAAAATATTTGCGTAATCTAGCTGACTATTTGGAAAAGCCGGGGTGTGGTTTCATGTACCCTGACCACAAGTCAGACGAAGAGAAAGCACTAGCTACTAAACATAAAGCAGTTAAGGCTGCTGCTGCTCGATCTGCTCGATTGAAGCTAGCTAAACAACGGGAGCTTGTATGATTAGGTGGTTATGTTGGTTTGATACAGTGAATAACTGTGTGTACATGGATGCCTACTTATACCGACCTTACTCTGCGGGTAGTTGGGTTTGGTTCATACGCTCAGAGTTACCTCCCAAGTGTACTAGTGTTATGCTGGAAGAGATGATACAGCATGTTACGCTAGAACTAAATGCACATAGAACAAACAACGAAAAAGGTATTTAAAATGCAGAACGTAAAATCTATCTTTGCAGGCATTCGCTTGTGGGCCATTAATAAGAACTTGCTTATGGGTTCTACTTGGCAGAAGCAATGGGGTAAGCTGGAAGAAGAGATTAAAGAAGCTAAGGTAGCTCTTGAGTCTGGTGATCTGGCTGCTATTAAAGATGAACTTGGTGACTGCGCTGTAGTGCTTACTGTTATCGCAGCTCAGCATGGTTTGAATTTGGAAGACTGTCTTGAGGCTGCATTGCTTAAGATTAGTAAACGTAAAGGTAAGATGGTAGATGGTGTGTTCGTTAAGGATGGTTATTAATGTCTAATACAATTGAGTTTGACAAGCAAGCTCTATCAGACATTACCGTGTTTAACAAGTATGCACGTTATGATAAAGAGCAAGGTCGGCGTGAGAACTACCAAGAAATTGCTATCCGTAACATGCAAATGCACCAACGTAAATATCCACATATCAGCAGCGAGATTGCTAAGCTGTATCGTGAGTCTATCTTCACTAAGAAAGTATTGCCGAGTATGCGCTCCTTGCAGTTCGGTGGCCGTCCTATTGAGCTAGCACCTAACCGCATCTTTAACTGTGCTTATATGCCGGTAGAAGATTACCACTTCTTTAGCGAACTTATGTTCCTGCTGCTTGGTGGTACTGGTATGGGTTACTCCGTGCAAGCTATGCACGTCGATAAGCTACCGCGTATTACTTGGCCTAAGAGTATTGGTAAGGTTCGATACCAGATTCAAGATAGCATTGTAGGTTGGGCTGATGCTGTTAAGGTAGTAACCAAAGCCTATATGTGTGGTGGTGCATTGCCAGAGTTTGATTACCGTGACATTCGTGAGAAAGGTAGTGATCTTATTACTACTGGTGGTATGGCACCGGGGCCAGCTCCTTTGGAGATTTGCCTGACTGCACTCACAAACCTATTTCACAATGCGTATGGTCGTCAACTTCGCCCAGTAGAAGCACACGATGCAGCTTGTATTATTGCTGACGCTGTGTTGGCTGGTGGTATCCGTCGGGCTGCTATGATTAGTTTGTTCGACCGAACAGACGAAGAAATGATTACTTGTAAGGCTGGTAACTGGTATGAAACGCACCCTTATCGCGGTCGTGCTAACAATAGTGCTGTACTACTTCGTGGTGCTGTCAGTGAGCAAGAGTTTCTTGACCTCATGCAGCGAGTCGAGGATTCTGGTTGCGGTGAGCCGGGTGTATACTGGACTAACAACCCGAATTGGGGAACTAACCCGTGTTGTGAGATTGCACTTGAACCATATCAAATGTGTAACCTTACGGAAATTAACGCAACGCTGGTAACTAACCAAGCATCGTTTAACAAGGCTGCATCTGACGCAGCTTACCTAGGTACTCTGCAAGCAGGTTATACTGACTTCCATTATCTCAATCCTAAGTGGCGTGAGACTTGTGAGCGTGGTGCATTGCTTGGTGTGAGTATGACTGGTATCGCATCGCTTACGGTGACTAAACTTGACCAGAAACAAGCGGCTGACTGCGCTCGCTCAACTAACGCATACGTTGCTAAGCTCATTGGGATCAACCCTAGTGAACGCATTACTTGTGTTAAGCCAGCCGGTACTACTAGCCTTGTCCTTGGTTGCAGTAGTGGTATTCATGCTTGGCATAACGATTACTATATCCGCCGTATGCGTGCTGGTAAAGATGAAGAGTTGGCGATCTACATGCAACGAGTTGCTCCAGCACTCGTAGAACAAGATGTTATGGTAGCTCACCAAGTAGTATTGTCTTTCCCTCAGAAAGCACCGGATGGCGCATGTATGCGTACGGAGTCTATCAATGATTTGCTTGAACGAGTTAAGTTGGTTTCTACTGATTGGGTTCACGCTGGTCACAATGTGGGCGACAATAAGCATAATGTGTCTTGTACTATTTCGGTTAAGGACGACGAGTGGCAGGGTTTGGCTGCTTGGATGTGGGATAACCGCGAATACTACAATGGAATTAGTGTGCTTCCTTATTTTGGAGCTGCTGCATATCCTCAACTGCCATTTGAAGATTGCTCTAAGGAAACTTACGAGTCTCTTCTACCGCACTTGAAGAACATTAATATCGACGAGGTATTTGAAGTCAATGGCGGTGCAGTCAACCTATCAGCAGAAATTGCCTGTGGTGGCGGAGCGTGTGAAATCATGTAGTGGTTGGGCGGAGTTTAAGATTCCGCCTATCAATCTATGGAGTATGCCGTGGCGCAAGGATTATGTCCTGCACCACGGTGCTTACCAAGACCCTAATTTATGGAGCGACAATGATTAAGCAAGCTAACATGAGCATTCAACTTATTGATTCTATGGGATCAGATATTAATGTTGTTAATGCTGCCCGCGTTTCTTTTGCTAAAGAAATTTTAGAGTTCAAGCCTGAATCTGAATTAGGTTTGCTGTACTATCTAGCTAAGCACGATCACTGGTCACCGTTTGCACATACTTGTATTAGCATCCGTTGTAAGGTGCCTTTGTGGCTAGCACGTCAACTTGTTAAACATCAAGTCGGTGGTAACTGGAACGAAGAGTCTCGCCGTTATATTAGTGATACTCCAGAATACTGGTTCCCTGTAGAGCTACACAACGCACCTACTAACGCTAAACAAGGTAGTGGTGAAGTACACCCATTGTCTGATATGTGGATTGACCACATGGTAGAACATACTGAGAATGCTCATGCTATGTATACTCAGATGATTGACGACAAGATTGCACCAGAGGAAGCACGCTACATTCTGCCTCTGAACACAATGACTAATTTTGTGTGGACTGGCTCACTGCTGTTCTTCACTCGTGTTATTCGCCAACGTCAAGATGGTCATGCACAACTAGGCGCACAAGAGTTTGCAGCACTGGCTGACAAGATTGTACGTCCTATCTACCCCCACAGTTACGCTGCATTGATGGGAGCTAAATAATGTTTGCACCAGATGAACACGATTTTGTAGGTGGTAGCGCACTGGCTACTCAAATTGGTGGTAGCCACTACAAAGATATGAAGATTCAACCTATGGAGTATTCCATGGCTAACAATCTTAATGCGTGCCAACATACTGTAGTTAAGTATGTATCCCGCTACAAAGCAAAGAATGGGAAAGCTGACCTGCTTAAAGCACGTCACACTATTGATCTTCTAATTGAACTCGAATACCCGGAGTAAGCATGACCCCGTATGAACGCCAAGTACAGATCGAACTTCAATACAGCCATGAGAGTATTATTGCCAGCGTTAAATCAACACAAGATGCGTTAGATAAAGGGCGCGGTGCAGACACTCCTGTAGGTAAGCAGATCGTAGCTAGTGCGTTCAGTACAGCACATGCGGCACTTGTTAAGAGTCAGGCTGATCGCCGTGGCAATCGCCCTATTTATAAAGAGCTGATTGCCCGCGCTGATCTAGAGATTGTAACTATGGCAGCACTACGTCTGCTGTTCAGCTACTGCGTCAATGCTAAAGCTAAGACTCTGCAAGATGTGTTCCGTAACATCGGCCTTATGGTTGAGACAGAAGCACTTATTGCTACAGTAGACGAGGTTAACTCTGGCTATGCTAATAAAACACTTGAGTACCTTGATGGTGCTAACACTCATGATATCTATCATCGCAATCGGACCTTTGCTGTTGCTGCTGAATCTTTGCATATTGGCTGGTTGAGCTGGTCTGCTGAGGAACGCATTAGTGTAGGTCGTTTGGTTACACAAGCTATGTGGGCTACTGGTCTATTCATCTGGCTTGAACGTAATCCGGGTGGTACTTATGGTAAGTCCATTGAGATTATCCAGCCTAGCACTGAGCTAGAGAAACACTTGGCCGTTGTAGTAGCTGAGTCTAAGAGTATTGTTAAGTATCCTCCTATGGTAGTGCCACCTATTCCATGGACTAGCCCGTTTAGTGGTGGCTACTTGACTCCGTGGTATCAGCAACGTGCATCTATGATCCAAGTGCGTGCTCCTAAGAAATACCGTAAAGATATTCTTGAAGGGCTTAGCACTGGTAAAGGTGACAAAGTTAAAGATGCTATGAACAAAGCACAGTCTGTTGGCTACCGTGTTAACAAGAATGTGTTGAGTACATTGCTAGCTGCTGCTGCTGTAGGTGAGGGTATTATGGGCTTAGCTCGTACTATCGCACCGCCTAAGAAAGAGTTTCCTCATCCAGAAGGTTGGGATAAAACTACTGCCTCTGAGCTTGAGCTACAAGAGTTCAAAGAGTGGAAGAACTTTATGCACGACTGGCACACTAAGGAGGTAACTCGTGCAGGCTCTGCTGCTGGTATGGCTGCTAAGATCAAAGAGCTTAAAGTGTACCGTAATGAGGAAGCTATCTACTTTCCTACATTCCTTGATAGCCGTGGTCGTATGTATTTCCGTAGTACGCTTACACCTCAATCTAACGATGCTGTTAAAGCATGTTTGGAGTTTGCAGAAGGTAAGCCGCTAGGTGAGCGTGGTATGTTCTGGTTGCTAGTGCATATTGCTAACTGTGCTGGTTATGACAAACATAGTCCAGAGATTAAAGCTAAGTGGGCACAAGATAACATGCCTGCATTGCTTACTTTCTTTGAAGACCCGTTGCTAGTACAGCCACCAGATAACGACACTGCATTTACTTTGTACGCTGCACTGTTGAACTACACTGAGGCTATGGCGCTGCCTGATCCTAAGCAGTACGTCTGTCACTTGCCTATCGCTATGGATGCTACTTGTAGCGGTCTGCAACACTTTAGTGCAATGCTGCGTGATGAGGTTGGTGGTCACTTTACTAACCTTACTGACAATGGTGAAGATACCAAGTCTGACATTTATCGCCATGTTGGTGCACTTGCAGATGGTATGAAGGAACACATTACTAAGGATGATGTTGTAGCTGCACACTTCTGGCGTGGTAAGTCTATTAGCCGCAATATGGCTAAGCGGCCTGTAATGACCTATGTGTATGGGTCAACTATTAAATCCACTATGGATTACGTTGCACTCAGCATGGGTGAACAAGGCTACGAGTCTATCCGCTGTAGTGAGACTGGCTTGATCCTATTCAGCCTGAATAAGCTGGCTGTGCCTGTAGCAAAGGCTCTGCGCCTCGCTGTGGTGCAAACTGTACCTGCCGCTGCTGCCGGTATGAAGTGCCTGCAAGACCTCACCAAAGCCTCAGAAGAGCCGTTGTGCTGGGTTACGCCGGTCGGTGTACCTGTCTGCAACTGGGCTGATGCGACGACTGAGAAGGTGATGAAAATCCGTTCTATGGGCCGCGAGTCTGCTAAGTTCAAGATGCGTATGGGTTCGTATGACAAGCGTGCTGCTGCTGGCAGTATTGCGCCTAACTTCGTCCATAGCCTTGACTCAGCGCACCTGTGCTTGGTTGTAGCGGCTGGTGGTGACGTTGGTCTGTCTATCGTTCCTATCCATGATTCATTCGCTACCCACCCCTGTGACGTTGACGAAATGCACGTCATTCTGCGACGTGAATTTGTTGATATGTATAAGGTTGACTTGTTCAACAGCTTGTGCTCCAGCGTAGTGCAGATGGATGGCTTCAACGTAGAACGCCCTAAATTTGGTAAATTGGAGCTAGACGACGTGCTCGAAAGTCGTTATATGTTCTGCTAATAATTAATGTCTTATGTGCAAGGGGTTACATTTCTATGAGTAATCAACCTACAGTCCGATGGACACAGCAACACCTAGAGCAACTACAAAAAGCATTCCCTGAACTACTCTATGAATCAGATGTTAATAAGTTGTTAGTGGGTAGTGGTGCTAGGGCTGTAGTTCATTATGTTAAGTGCAAGCTAGAAGCTCAGCAGGTTCGCCTATGATTCGTAGCAAGGTACTAACCCCACGAGAATTAGATTTCTATGTAGCTCTAGAAGATACATTGAAGGTTATCTATGCTGATACTGAGCATAAGCAACAACAACAGGTTCCTGTAGATCATGCACGTCAATGGTTCATTGATGCTGCATTAGGTGGTACTAGCTATCGTCTTACTGATGATGCTACAGGTGCTGAACTATTCGCAATCATTACATACGGCAGTACAAGTCCACATGCTGTTGGTGAGGGCTTAAGTATTGTTGCTATGATTGTAAACAAGCCATCACCTAAACTGGTGCGTTACTTCTATAAGCATTTACTGCAAGTAGCTAAGGACGCTAACCAACAATGGTTGTGGTATAGCCATCGTAAACGTGATGGTGTTTACGAGTGTCGTATTAAGGTACTGTAATGGGTAAAAAGAAAGATAAGAGTGCTGAGCGTGCTAATGCTGAGGCAGAACGCCAACGTGCAGCACAAGAACAGAAGATGCGTAATGAGCAGCTTCTAGCTGACCAGAATGCGCAAGCTGCTGTTACTAAAGTTGAGGTTGGTGGTACTGATACACCTGAGAGTGTTACAGATACTTTCCGCAAACGTAAAGGTGCCGGTACAGTTAGCTCTCAAGTAGGTATTATCTAATGGGTAGTTTTCTTGGCGGTAAAGTAGGTGGTGCGCTATTCGATCCGCTAGACATTCTTGGTTTCCAAGGTGACAAAGAGGATAAGAAGGCACAGAAGAAGCTCGATGAAAAGATTGCACAAGAGAAGGTAGATGAAGCTGCTGCTAACAAAGCACTGGCGGCGTCTGCTCCTGATGCACTTGCAGAAGCTGATGCTGATCTGTTTAAGCGCAACGCCCTTCAAGGTAAATCAACTAAGGTAAGTTCACAACTAGGTGTGCTATGAAATCATACGCTACGCTGTACCAGAAGTATGAGGATGCGCGTAGCCTAATGAAGTTGAAGATGTACGCACTATGGACTATTCCGGGAGCTTTCCCTGATATTAGTAATGATAACGATGCTACGGGTAACACCGACATTGAACATGACTACCAGTCCATTGGTGCTACATTGGTTAACTTTCTAGCCGCTAAGCTAACTGGTATTTTATTTCCAGTTACTCAATCCTTTTTTAAGATTCAAGCTGAGGAAGCACTGCTGCAACTAGCTGAGCAAGTGTGGGGTCAGGATAAAGCTGCTGTAGATAATAAGCTGGTTCAACTTGAGAATAAGGCTTGTAAAGCACTATTCAAGAATGCGAGCTATGCACAACTACTGCAGATGATTATCTATTTGATTATCACAGGTAACTGCTTGTTTAAGCGTGTTAACGGTAAGCTCACTGTATATAGTCTGCGTAACTACACACGACTGTGTGATAACGAAGGCAATGTACTCGACGTTATTGTTAAAGAGGTTTGGGCGTATAGTTCACTGCCCTCTGAGGTTCAAGCAATTGCTAAGCCACGAGGTAATCAAGATGAACATGCACCTGTAGAAGTTTACACTCGTATCAAATATGAGCAGCGCGCTAATGGTACTGTTTGTGTTGTATCTCAACAGATCAATAACACTGATATCGGTATTCCAAGCACATACCCTGAGCATCTATGCCCGTACCGTACTGTTGTATGGAAGCAGGTTAATGGTGACTCGTATGGTCGCGGTCTTGTAGAAGATCACGCAGGTGACTTTGCTAAGTTGTCTGATCTGTCGCGTGCTTATGCTATGTACCAGATCAATGCTTGTAAGGTAGTAAACTTTGTTAAGCCTGGCTCTACTGTAGATATTGATTCGCTCAACGGCGCTTATTCTGGCGAGTGGGTACAAGGTGATATAGGTAACGTATCAGCTCACGAAGCTGGTGATGCTGCCAAGATGCAACAGCTCAGTGCTGAGATTCAAGCTATCTTTCAACGGTTGTCTATTGCATTCATGTATCAGGGGAATACCCGAAATGCTGAGCGTGTAACTGCCGAAGAATTACAGATGAATGCTCGTGAGGCTGAGTCTGCATTAGGTGGTGTTTACTCACAACTTAGCCAAGGTATTCACTTACCACTCAGCTACCTGTTGTGTAACGAAGTAGACTCTGACTTTATCCATGCACTTATTGCAGGTGAAGTTACTCTAGAAGTTATTACAGGTCTGCCAGCTCTAGGGCGCAGTACAGTAGTTACGCAAGTGCTACAAGCAGTGCAAGAGCTAGCTGTAATTATTCCAGCCCTCAAACAGTTAAGCCCACGTTGTGATATTGAGAAGGTCATTGATCTTGTTCTACAAGCACGAGGCGTTAACCTAGAGGATATTATGCTGTCACCGGAAGCACTAAAAGAACAACAAAGAGTGCAGGAACAACAGCAAGCACAGCAATCGGCTGCAATGATGGGTGATCCCACACAGACCGCTAGCACAATTCAAGGTATGCTTTAAATGTCCGACCCTATTGTTCAACCAGTAATTCCAGTAACACAACCTGTTGCACCTGCTGTTCAACCAGTAGTTGCACCAGTAACTGCTATCCCAGACTTCAATGCTCCAGTAGATAAGCCACGCGCTCCAGTTAAAGACGCAGAGCCAGTAGCTGTAGGTACTCCAGAGTTTGAGCAAACAGGTAACAACCAGCTAGACATTGCAATCAATTCGTTTGCTAAGTTGACTGGTGCTACACAGCAAGACATTGACCGCGCTACTAAAGCCGCAGTTAGCTATGGTGATCCCGGTTTGGTAGACGAGGTGTTCCTTAAAGAACGCTTCGGTGCTAATGCCGATGTAGCTATTAAACTGGCTAAGGAAGCTGTAGCCGACAGTGTTAAACAATCCAATGAAGCCATCGCTACAGTACATGCTGCTGCTGGCGGGCAAGCTCAATGGGATAGTGCCGTATCTGTATTTAATACCAAGGCAACACCTGCACTTAAGTCAGCCGTAAAGCTGATGATGAATAGCGGTGATGTTAAGGGTGGTACTGAGCTGTTGCTCAACTATGTTAAAGACAGTGGGCTGTTGCCTGATGTTAACCCATTGCTGAATACTGGAGGTACTAACCTTGGTGTAAGCACTGGCTTGAATGCTGGTGACTTCAAGAAAGAAATGGCTGACCTGACTAAACGTGCGGGTAATCGTTCACTAGAACAAGGCCCGTTTGCTGCTGAATATAATCAACTACTCGCCCGCCGTCAGGCTGGTAAAAAACTCGGTTTCAACTAAAAGGAAAGTAACAAATGGCTAACACTCCGTATCTTGGTGTATCTACTAAACCCCACATGGGTGGTGCTAACTCTGACGTAGATGTACACCTTGAGATTTATGATGGTGAACTCGACACACGTTTTGAGTACAGTGCTATCTTTCGTGGCCTGAGCACTCAACGCTCTGTTGCTGATAAGTCCAACACTTACCGTATCGACCGACTGAACACTTCGAGTGTTAAGGGTCGTACTTCCGGTGTTGCGCTCGACGCATCCAAAGTAACTAACGATAAACTGATTATCACTGTATCTACCGTACTGTATATCCGTAACCCTATTGACTACCAAGATGACTGGACTTCTCCAGATTGGTTGCGCGAAATGGGCCAGAACAACGGTACTGAGTTTGCGGAAGTATTCGACAAAGCTCACTTGATCCAGTTGATTAAAGGTCGTAGCTGGACTGCACCTGCCCACCTTTCACCAGCGTTCAAGAACGGCATTACTATTAACGCTGCTCTGACCACTGCACAAACCACTCAAGCTCAACGTGAAGCTAACGCACAGGCTCTGTTCTTTGCTCACCGCGATGCTGTTAACCAGCTCATTAAGCGTAAGGTTCCAATGTCTGACATTGTTACCCTGATCTACACTGACGAATACTCCGCACTGTTGGAGCATCCGAAGCTGTTGAACATTAATGATTACGCAGGTAATGATGGTAACTCGTGGGGTGATCGCCGCGTCGTTAAGATGAATGGTGTACCTGTTGTAGAATGTACTGAGTTCCCTATCGCTGTAGATAACGCTCACCCGCTGGGCGCTGACTTCAACGTAACCGCTGCTGATGCACTGTGCAAAATGGTAATCTTCTCGAAGTCTAAGACTTTGGTTACTGTTGAAGCTCAGCCGTTCACTTCGCGGATTTGGGATGATAAATTGAACTTCGCTAACGTGCTGGACTGCATTGCAATGTACAACGTCGGTCAACGCCGCCCTGACACTGCTGCCGTGGTTTCGGTAGTTTATTCCTAATTAACTTTAGGGAGTTCCTTTAGTAACTCAATTAAGGGAACTCTCGTAATGAGGGTTCCCTTTGTGGATTTACTGACTGCTGTTAATAACATCCTGCCTTTTATGCAGGAGAATGCTGTAACCTCTGTTAGTGCTCGGCACCCAACTGTAGCTTTGATTCTTAACCGAATTGACTCAGGTCGTATTGCTTTGCTTACTGATGGTTACTGGTTTAATATTGAAACACGCACGCTGTATCCTTCACCGGAGAAACGCGTAGCTGTTCCTAACAACTTACTATCTATGCTGCCCCATGACTCTTTACCATATGAGTGTCGTGGGGATTTTGTCTACAACTTGGCAGAAGGTACTTACGATATTGCTGAACCTTTCAAGGCTAGGGTTGTAGTTGATCTACAATTCCATGAGCTACCTTTGTTTGCTGCTTTGGCATTGCAATGGCGTGCAGCTCTAGAAGTGTATACAGCGGACTTCTCTGTAGATGCCACAGCACAAGTGCTTAAGTCTAGTGAGAGTGAAGCACGCAACCTACTCGACCGCGAACATTTGCGGCGACTTAATATGAGTGCTACGCGTACTCCCCAAGGTTTTAACTTCCTATCCGCATTGCGAGGGTAACTATGAGTATCATTGAAGGTAGCTACCCTAGCTTAACACATGGTGTTAGCCAGCAAGTACCGTTCGGACGATTGGAGGGGCAGCACCAAGCTCAAACTAACATGTTGTCTGATAGAGTAACAGGTCTACGTCGTAGGCCCGGTATTCTATATAAGACTATGTTGGCTATGGATACCTTCGACAGTATTAAGTCCTTCTATATGGAACAAGGCGAGTCAAGCTATCATGTACTTATCAACAATAAGTCCGGCACTGTTTATGTGTTCGATAGCAATTACACCTTGATTAACACCAAGCAAGACAATTACTTTATTGCTTCAAAGGCAACCAGTCTACACGAAGCACCTATGACTGGTGCTACTTGGATTCTGAATACAGAGATTAAACCTACACTTGGCCCAGCCGTAACAGGCACTCAAAACCCTGATAGTTGCGGTTGGTTCCAAGTCTTAACAGGGGCTTACAGTCGTTCGTATGCGTTGACACTAGCTGTTGATGGTGTGTACTCCGGTACGTTCACTTATGTAACGCCGTCAGGTGCTGGTGCTGGTGATGTAGCTGCATCTATCCCTGAGAAGATTGCTAACGCTATTGCTGCGCTTATGTTAGCAACTCCTGCACTCACAGCTATATTTAACGTAGTGCAAGTCGGCCCATACATAGCTATCACTAAGAAGCCGGGTATGGGTGGAGCTAACCCTATTAAGGTTGCTGCCCTTGGTACTAAGACACATAGCGTTGCTTCTGGCGTTATGCAAGTTCCGTTAGTTACTGATCTACCTGCTAACCTTCCACCCGTAGCTGAGGGTTTCATTACTGCTGTGGGTGCTAAGCCAGATGCACTAGCCTATTATCGTTGGGTTGATGTTACTTCTACTTGGGTCGAGTGCGGTAGTTACGGCAGTGCAGATACATTGCTAAACACACCGCGTAAGATGGTTATTGATGGTTCTACAGTAACGCACTCAGCACCAGTGTTTGAAGGTCGCCGTGCAGGTAGTGAACATAATAACCCGTACAGTGCTATCATTACTTATGGTATTACTGGGCTTAGTGCTTATCAAGGTCGCTTAGTGTTCCTTGCTGGTGCGTATGCTTGTCTATCTGCTAGTAACCGACCACTGCGTTTTATGCGGAGTACGGTAGTTGATTTGCGTGATGATGATCCAATTGAGATTAGTGCTGGTGCTTTGACTGCTGCTGTGTTCCGCTATGCTGTGCCTTTTAACAAAGACCTAGTATTGATTAGTGGTGCGCACCAAGCTGTTATTCCAGTAGGTAGTACATCTATTACACCGAAGAACGCTATGGTTGTACTTAGTAGCAAGGAGTCAATTAACACTGCTGCACGTCCGCGTGTAATGTCCCGTACTCTGGTTTACAGCACTGCTGTTAGCCAAGATTACTTAGGTGCTGGTGAGTTGATCCCTTCGCAATACAGTGCATCACAGTACACCGCTAATAACTTGACTGCACATATCCCGCGTTACTTAGCTGGATCATGCCGTGGTATCGAGAACGTAAGTGCTTCGCAGATGGGCTGCTATATTGGTACTGGTGAGCTTAACGCTGCCTTGGTTAACGAGTATACTTGGGAAGGTGACGAGCGTTCACAGAATGCTTGGCATAGGTGGGAGTTTCTACCTAACATCTTGAGTGTACACACAGATAACAATGTGCTGGTGTTTACGTTCCGTGTTGGAGCTAACCTTGTAATCGGTACTTTGGATTCTCGTAGTGCAAGTTATCAACAGCTAGGCTCTATTCCAGCATTCTTGGATATGCGTAGCGATGTTACAGTGACTGACAACAAGTTCTCTGTACCTATGTATCTGCGCCATGCGGCGTATGTAGGTAGCATCCGTGCAGCTCAAGCTGGTGGTGTTATGTCTGGTGAACCTGTAGGTATCGAGTCTATTGATACTACCACATGGCTTGCTACTGTAGTGCGTTCGTTCAAGAGCGGTCAGCTTACTATTGGTTACAAGTACAAGAGTTTACTAACACCAACAGAACCATTCGCCCGTGATCGTAATAGAGCACCAATTCAAAGTGCTAAGATTAGACTGATGCGTTACACCTTAGGTGTGCGTAATACTGGTGAGTTTAATATCTCTACCAGTTCAGTAGACTATGACACAGTAACTGTAGAAGACAGTGCTATTATGTGGAGCAGTATTGAACTAGGCTTAGGCTCTAAGCAAGCTGTTGAGTACGGTCGTGTTGTTGTTCCTGTAAGGGCAGCAGCTCACAAGACAAAGGTAGAGTTCAGTACGGATAACACTCGTGAACTTAATATAGTAAACTTAGGCTACATCATTAATAGTGTAGTCAGACATAGGCAGGGTTGATAATGTTAGATAGCGCTGGTATGCAAGGTGCAGGGCAAGGCGCACAAGCCGGCGCTATGTTCGGGCCTTGGGGTATGGCAATAGGTGCTGGTGCAGGTTATGTGCTGGGCCAGAAAGAAGGTAAGCGTAAAGATAAGGAAATGGCTAAGGCCATTGAAGAACAAGCTAAGCTGATGCGTGTGGAATCTGCACGAGCACAGGCGGATATTCGTCGTGCTCGTACAATGGAAATCACTAACACAGC